CGATGTGTTATGCTGCGTATATGGATTCGAAGAAAGGTCAACGACCATTTGATGCAGAATCAGTAATATCCTTCATATAATGAGCAATTCAGAGTATTTTAACCATTTTTTTGAAATTGTAGCCGATTATATGTCGTATTTGAGGGCATTTGAGGCTAATGAACGATGGCACTACAAAAAAGAAGGCAAAAACAAGTACAAAAATTACGGTACTTTTCGCGTAATGAAATCTCGTTGGCTTCGTGGTAAACTAAAATAAAAAACCCGGCACAAAGACCGGGTTCAAAAGCATTTAAAAAAACGAGTTATAATGATGCGAAGTTAATCAATTTCGTCAACATCAGGAATCCTATCAACATAAATATGCCCAATTCGACAATGTGCGGATTTGTTGTAGCCATTCGAAGACGTTTCGTAAAATTGTGGAATTAGATCGGAGTTCTTTTTCCATTCTTTAGTAGCTTGTTTCAGCATCTTGAAACTTAATTCAGCATACCTTGAATAAGCATCTTTGTGATTTGAATAGGTTTCAAGGTAAAATTTGTCGTTGTACTCGCCGTACACGGAGTAAAGGTCTTGGTAGTTGTTCATAATATAAAGGTTTTGATTAAGAAATTAAAAAGTCATTGTAAAAAGGATGGTTTATATCAAACATTTTATATGTGCCAACATAAAAATAAGCACTACCACTATCTCCTGTTGATTTTTGCACAATAGGTTTCCTTTCAAGGTTTTTAAATTCTTTATCAAAATTTATTGCAGCATCCATAGTTGAAAAACAAGCAATTTGTTTTCCAGTACCCTTGCCTTTTGATACGCTGAATTGGTTTAATCCTTTGATGTACCTAACTGTTGTGTTTGTTAATGTCTTTTTCATTGTTCTTTGATTTAAATTGTTAATGATAGTACAATATACAAGTTATTTATTTAAAAAAGAAACTTTGTTAACTTTTTTTTTGGTAAAACCATTGTTTTTCTCAAATATTTGCGTTATGGGATTAATCCAACGCATAGCAAAACCATTTCAGCAGTTCCGAGCTGCCATTTATTCCAATATTGGACCAGCCAAGGATTGGTCAACGTGGCAGACCGTTTTATTTTCCGCATCAAGAGCAAAGGTTCCTGTAAACTGGAAAACATCGCAATCAATCCCAGCTTATTTCCGAGCGGTTACAATCCTATCCGAACAAATCGCATCCTTACCATTTACGGTTTACACCAAAGATGAAGAAGGCAACGTATCCGAAGCCGTAAACCATCCAGTATATCCGCTAATCAATTTTAGACCAGATCCGAATTTGGATAAGTTTACATTTATGGAAACAATGGTGCGCCAATTGTTTACTGGATCGAGCAACTACAAAGGTGGAAACGCGCTAATCCACATAATGACAGATTCGTCAGGAGCGATTGACAGATTACATCTGGTAACAGGCGATTGGGAGCAATTTAAGACCGGTAACGAATATTTCTACTATTTGCACGAACATAAGGAATCGGTACCGGCTTCTGATATAATCCATTTACGGATGTATAGCGAAGATGGTATAATGGGTAAATCCGTGATTGATTACCAGCAAGATACGTTAGGAAGAGGTATCGCAGAAATCAGACACGGTGCTAATTTCTACGGCAATGGAGCGCAAATTGGTGGCGTATTGGAAACTGATCAACCACTATCAAAGGAACAAAGGGATATAATTGAAGAGAGTTGGAATAGAAAATATCAGGGTTCTGATAATAGCGGAAAAACTGCACTACTTTCAAATGGAGTTAAATATAGACAGACTGGTAAAGCGGTTGACCAAAACGACATAAACGCGAGAAAATTAACCATTACGGACATCTCGAACATTACCGGTGTACCGGTTACGCTTCTTGGTCAAACAGAAACCTTTAATAACTCCGAATTATTGAATCGAATGTTCGTTCAGTACACATTACGCAGCTGGACCAAGCGAATCGAATCCGAATTTAACTCAAAACTATTTCCGCGTTCGCAATGGGGTAAGACTTTTGTAAAGTTTGATTTAGATGGATTATTACAAGGAGATACCGATTCCAGAGCGCGATTATACCAGACAATGTATAATATTAGGGCATTAAACCCTAACGAGATTAGGAAGAAGGAGGGAATGAACGGCTACGATGGTGGAGATGTATACGGAATGCCATTGGCTTCAAATTCGACTGAAAACGTTAAACCAGAATAATGGAAAAAGAAATAAGAACATTTGGATTGGAATTGAGGGCAATGGACAAGGAGGAAAAACGAACCGTGCGCGGATACGCAGCCACATTTGAAAACAGAAGCGGAGATTTAGGCGGTTTTATTGAAACAATCGACCGGGAAGCATTCTCGGATACGGATATGGAAGATGTCCGAGCATTGTTTAATCACGATTCTAATTTTGTTTTGGGCAGAACCAAGGCTGGAACATTGCGATTGATGGTTGATGAGAATGGATTAGCCTATGAAATCGATATGCCTGATACCCAGTTAGGAAGAGATATGTACGAATCAATCAAAAGAGGAGATATATCTCAATCTTCGTTCGCGTTTACGATTGAGGATGACGAATACCGAAAAGAAGGCGATACCGTTTTCAGAACCATTAAGAAAATTAAAAAACTATACGATGTTGCTCCGGTTACTTTTCCGGCATACGAAAGCACATCGGTACAGGCACGAAAAATAGACGAATTAAAAAATCAAGAATTAAAGGAAGAAAATTCCAACACGGATGCCATTCGGAACCGTGAATTATATTTATTAAAATTAAACAGAAATTAATTATGAAAAAATCTGATGAATTACGTCAGGCACGCGCTGAAGTGTTGGATCAAATGACCGCGCTTCACCGTTCTGCAGGTGGAAATGATTTCACTGAGGAAATGAGCAACAAGTGGGAAGAATTGAGTAAGAGAGCTGAAGATTTAAACAAGTCAATTGAAAGAGAATCCTTTATCGAGGCTGAAGAATTAAGAAAGGCTAACGAAGAGGCGAAAAGAAAAGCAAATGAGGACGCAAGAAGAAACGTCAGCAAAAAGACAGAAGAAGAAAAGGTTGCTACTGAATTTAGGTTGACTGGACATGATGGAGCAATCACTCAATTGGTTGAAGGAAGAAGATTAGAAGGAGTTGCGGCTGAAATGCACCAAGAAGGTGTTAGAGAAGCAAGAGCAGCTGGAGTCAATCCTAACGGTAACTTGACTATTCCTACAATGTTAATGAGAACTCCGGGTGCCAAAAGGGATATGACTGCTGGTACAACTACTCAAGGTGGATTTACCATTCAAACGGATATAGGAGCATTAATTCCATTTCTTGATCCAACATTGGTTACAGAAAGATTAGGTGCTACTTATTTAACAGGATTGACATCTAACATCGATTTCCCAAGAAACAACGCTGCTGCTACTGCAGTTTGGGAGGGAGAAAACGATGCTAACGCTGAAACATCTCCAACCTTTGACAGAATCCAGATGAGTCCTAACAGATTGGGAGCGTTCACAGACATCTCCAAGCAGTTGATGGTTCAATCTACTATTAATGTAGAGAATATGATTCGCGAAAGGTTGTCTATGGCTATTAGCCAAGCATTAGACGCTGCTGCTATTAATGGTGCTGGGTCTGGTAACGAACCTTTAGGTATTATTGGAACTTCTGGGATTGGAAGCGTGGCAATAGGGACAAATGGAGGTGCGCCCACATTCTCACATATTGTAGAATTGGAAACAGACACAACATCCGCGAACGGTGTATTTAATAGAGCTGGATATTTAACAACTCCGGGCGTTAGAGGTGCTTTGAAAACAACTGAAAAAGCAAACAACACAGGTATGTTTGTTTATCAGGATGGCGCAACTGTCGGAGAAGGAACAATGAACGGTTACAGATCTTTAGTTTCTACATTAGTACCTTCAGATTTAACAAAGGGATCAGGAACTAACCTACACGCTATCTTATTTAGTTGCGATTGGTCGGAACTTATAATAGGAAGCTGGGCAGGAATCGATTTAGTCGTAGACCCATTTACGAGCGCGAAAAACGCTTTAGTTACATTGATAGTTAATTCTTGGTGGGATATTGCGGTAAGACACGCTGCTTCATTTAGCGCAGTTCTTGACGCTGATTTAACCGCTTAAAAAGCAATAAATGGCAGATTTAATTAGAATCAAGTTCATTAAATCTCCAGTTGGACGATTCAGAATGGCTTACCCAGTAGGTCATTCTGGATTAGTTCAAAAACAACTGGCAGAAGAGATGATAAAAGAAGGCTACGCAGTTTTGGTGGATGCACCTACAAAAAAGGTTGAAACCAAAACATCAAGCGAAGCCGAATCCGCAACTACACAAGCAAAGAAAAGAACTACTCGTAAAACGAAATAATGGGATACTATAAGGTTACATCTGGTCCTGTTACACCTATTCTGACTACGGCAGAAGCTAAAAATTATTTAAAAATAGATACATCAGCCGATGACACGCTTATTTCTGATATGGTTGCTGCGGCAACTGACTACTGTGAAAATTATCTCGGTCAAAAATTCATTACACAGACTATTGCAGAAGTTTTTGACAAAATTCCGAAGCCGAAAATAGGCGATTTGTTTCCGACCTTATTTTTAACGGTTCATCCTGTGCAATCGGTTACGTCAATAACCTACACGGACACGAACGAAACGGAACAGACTTGGAACGCATCCTTATATAAGGTGGATACCTACCGAAAGGCAGCGAGAATCACACCAGCCTATGGCGAAGTTTTTCCGGATATATTGGCAGAGATCAATTCGTTAACGGTAACTTATGTTGCCGGATACGGAGACGCATCTTCAGATGTTCCGGCTTCTATTCGACAGGCAGTAAGATTGGTTTTGTCTGATATGTACCATAACCGAAGCGACTTTGTAAAGGAGAAGTATTCGGCTTCGCAATCGCTTCTTGACAGATTGAATTATAACTTATTTATCGGCATCTAATGAAAGTTTGGAATAAAACGGAAATATTGGGAAGAATGAACGAGCGAATTGCGATTGAATCCGTTTCCGAAACCAGAAGCGCATCAGGAGCCATAACCGAATCTTGGTCCACATTCGCAACCGTATGGGCTGCGATTTCGTATCAGAAGGTAGGTACTGATGAAAAAGAAATGGTAGCGAAACAGACTACTGTAAGGAATGTAGAGTTTACGGTACGGCATCGAACTGATGTAACCGAGAAGATGCGGATTAATTACGATTCGAGGTATTATGACATTGACCGGATTACATACGAGCCAGAGAAACAATTTATGGTACTTGAAGCTAAAGCGTATAAGTAATGGCTATATATAAAAGGATATTAGGTCAACATAATTATAATAGAGGTAGAGCGCAAAACTACCTTAATAGCTTTTTAAGTGGAAGCCAACCGCGTGGACCATATAAAAATATGAATCAATCGGTTAGGGAAGCACAGATACTTGATGTTGACCTAACCGCATTTAATGAAGATATATTAAAATTAATTAAGAAGGTTGGAGACGCTAATGAATTAAGGAAGATAATCGAACCAGCTGCGGAAGTAGTTAAGATAAAGGCAAAAGTATTAGCACCGAAAGCGAAACCGAGGCAACGAGATAACAGTATTAAGCGATATTTTGCACCCAAAAAATTAAGAAGTGATGTACTTTATACTTATAAGACTCCTAAAGTGGTGGGAAATAAAAAAGCTGGTAAAGGTTATGGACGAGTTAGCGGCAAATACGGAATCGGAAACATTAAATCATCGATCCAAGTAATATCAAAAGTAAAAGGATATAAAGCACCGATTGGTATTGTTGGTCCAGTTATTAATAGAAAAACATCCGTACCAAATCCTAACGAGAAAAGGCACAATGGTTGGTACGCACATATTATATATGGTAGCTCAAGGGCATTTGGGGAGAAGGTAACTTATAAGGCATTGCGACAATCGACAGGAATAGTATTTAATATAATTAGTAAAGGAGTTGACAGGTATTTAAGTAGAATTACTCCAACACTAAAAAAGGTAGCATAGTGGCAACAAACAATGAAATCGGAAAAGCAATCTACTCCATTCTATCGAATGATGCTACCGTGTCTGCTATGGTTTCTACTCGGATTTTTCCAATTGTTGCTGCGCAAGATACGGCATTTCCTTTCTGCGTTTATACAATCACGAATCAGGAGCCGTCTATGACCAAGGATGGAGTTAGTCCATTAGATACTATTTCAGTTCAAATCGATTGCTACGCATTAGAATACGATGCGAATGTGACTTTATCAAATGCGATTAGATCCGCTTTGGATTTTTACACAGGAACGGTACAGAGTCAAGCCATCCAACGAATCCGATTCCAAGGACAAAACGATGGCGAATACGATGAAGATTTGGGAGTGTTTTGGCAAAGTTTAGATTTCGATGTTAGACTTAAAAGAGAAAGATAATGGAAGTAAGATTTATAAAGGATTGGTTTAATCCGGCAACAAACAAATGGATTTCAGCCGGGCGAATGGTGCATATAATGAGAAAAAAGGCATTGGAGCTAATCGAAGAAGGATATTGTGTTGAGATATTACCATTTGGATTTGTGGAAGAAACAAAAGAACCGGTTGAGTTTAAAGAGGAAATCCCATTACCAAAAATTAAAAAACGCAAAAAATTATTTTAAATTAAAAATCATAGACAATGGCAGTAAATGACATAATTAACGGAACAGACCTGCGAGTTTATAAGGATGGGTCAACGGCAATTGGAGAAGCTACATCAGCGACTTTATCTGTTACAAGGGAGATGAGAAACATCTTGACAAAGGATTCTCCTTCTTCTGGTTGGGTTTCGAATAAACCCGGACAGAAATCGGCTACATTAACAGTTGAAGCACTTTATTCGGAAACATCTGATAACGTGCAACCTGATGTATTATTTGATGCATTGGACAATGGTACAGTTTTGGCTTTGACCTTGACGGAGAATACGGCTGGGTACAATTTCTATTCCTTTTCCGCGTATTGCACATCTTGGGAAGTGAACACACCGGTAGAAGATAACACATCTGTATCCGCAACCTTTACGATTTCTGGTGCGGTATATCGCGGAACTAACTAAAATTAATCACACCACAAAAAACACGGAATACAAATGGTTAGATTCACTAAAATAAACAATACGGAAGTGCCTGTTTCCTTCGGAAATGCAACCCTGATACGGTTTGAAGAGGAAACGGGCATTTCTATTTTAACATTAGGTCAAGAAACATTGAATTACAAAAATACCTTAAAGCTGATATACGAGGCTTTAAGAGATGGGCATAGAAAAGAACGTAAATCATTTGATTGGACCTTTGAGGATATGTGCGATGAATTTGATGAGGATATGGCTGCGATTAATCGAGTAATGGAACTATTCTCTAATTCAATGCCTGATGCAGAAAAAAAAACGAAAACGAGCCGAACGAAAACGCATCAGAGCCAAGTGAAAGTATGACGTGGACAAAGGTTCGCGAGATTGCAATCGGTCAGATCGGAATGAGTACGGAAGATTTTTATTCCGCTGATTTTCGAGATGTGATGGATGCCATCAAAGGTTACAACGAAAA